GTCACCGAGGTGGCTGTATGCCATGGACGTTTGTCGAACATACGACTACCTCCCTTATAAGGAGAGTGGTTCGCCCGACTGGCGTCCTCTGCAATCCTATAGTGCAATGGGGAACGGCTTCACGTTCGAGTTAGAGACCCTGATCTTCTGGGCCGCTATTCGGGCGATTCGCCGGTCCATCGAGGACACACAGCGTTACCGTGTGTATGGCGACGACATTATCTGCAGCCGCCAGGTTGCTGAGAAGTTGATCCCATTCCTCGACTTTATGGGCTTCCCTACCAATGCCAGGAAGACGTTTCTTACGGGACCCTTTCGGGAGTCCTGCGGAGCGGACTACTGGCTAGGCATCAATGTACGACCAATCCATTTCTCCATATCCACGGAGGAAATCGAGGACGCAAATAAGAATGGAACATCAATTCTGCGTTGGTTGCAAACGTGCAACGCGATCCGCCGGCTCGCGAGGCGTCGTAATCACGGCTTTGGCTGTGATCGGCGCCTGCTGGCTTGTTGGCGGTCCGCTGTATTACATTTTCCGCGAACTCTTAGAGACTCTATCAAGACTTGCTGGATAGAGGATGAGGATACATCTCTCATCACTCACTACGAAGACGCGGTTAGCAACCCGCTGGTCAGGCGCTGCGGTAGTCTGCAGGCCCTGATCAGCCCCCGACTCTATGTGCGACTTGGGAAGGAGAAGCCGCCGAGATCTTTCTTCGGCGGTGTTGCAACTCTCCTGTACCGTAGCACACGGAAGGATCGGATCGTATGCCGCTTTGACCGGAATCGGTCCTGGCTGCAACGAGTCATACAGCACTCGCCCGTCCTCACGGACTTGCAGAAGCGGGTAGCACAGATTGCGGGGCTTGACCCCAATTCCGACGCAAATAAACGCGCCATAGGAACATCTGTGTTGCCTGACATGCGGTCCCTGAGATTGGGTGCTGGTTGGGAAGTCTTCCAACCAGTTGCGGACGTAACCGAATGGTTATAATGTCCGGGTAGAGGACGAC